GAAAGGTTGTAAATGTTACTAGAGAAGTAGGATCACCAACAGAACTTGGGTAAACAGTAGAAACAGAATTATTTGCATTATCGATACATTTATAGATGTTATAATTACCACCAACTATTCCTGGTTGGCATATAACATAAAAATTGTTCGTATCATTCATAGTTGTTGATTTGTCATCATATCGATCATATACCGTATTACCAGACCACATGTTTTTATCGATAATTGGTATTATATCGTTGTTTGATATTTTTTTACCAAAAATCATAGACCATATATGATAATTGGTTGAATAATCATCGCTCGTTACATCAGGGGCTGTTCCTGGATATTCTGTAGGGTTTGACGCTACAGCGTAATAATGAGAGGTGTTGGATATAATATTATCCAACATCTCATCCAAAACAACCTTTTTATATTCCGGAAGTATTTTTCCCAAAATTTATACTCCAATCGCTATCCAACGAACATTAGTAGAGGTAACATTAGCTGTTCTAATATTGGTGTTACCAAGGTTCATAGCTGTTACGCCTGCTTGATATGTAGCAGTAGCAGTATTACTGGTTGCAATTACCGAATACACTGCAGTAGAAAAAGCACTAGTAAACACAGCATTACCATCAGTGCTATTAGCAGATACCCAACCCCAGTTCATCTTTAGACCATTTGGTAAATGCGTATAACCGTTACCAGCTATAGTATAAGACCCAAGCCCTAAACCAGAGTTAGCTGTAATATTAACTGATGGTGTAGTAATAATGGTAGTGTTAACAATGACGTTAGCACCAACAGTAATTTTACCTGGTTCGACATTTGCTCTACCGGTACTAGTATTAGCAATAGTTAGAACACCGGCATCGATTGTTGTATTAGAAATAGTATTAGTTACTGCTATAGCTAACACGTTAATAGTGACATTCGCCGTTCCACCACCGATAGCCATTCTAGTTGGTAGAATTTTAGTATTACCTTGAGTATTGGCTAAATCTATAGATGTCTGTAAATGCACTACATTTTGTTGCGAGTTTCCTACAAATATTGAAGTAGTAGTCAATATAACATTAGCACCAACTTTTGCCGTAGTTGCTGATAAATTTGATGAAGTAGTGCCATCAGTAATATCAATTACAGCACTATTGCTACAAATCTATTTCCAGCACTATTTCCTGCATAAAATCCTGCAGTGTTTGACATTGAACTGTTAATAGTAGAGTTACCTACTGAAACTGATGTAGTGAGAACTGCGTTGGTATATAACTCAGTGAAGTTCTCGTTAATTTTAATCATGGCGGTTCTTAGCGGATCGCCAGTACCGTCATTAGCTACTACGCCTACGTCTACTGTTTGTTTTGCCACTTTTTATTTCCTCTCTTAATAAGCTATAATATCTGAAGTTATATAACTGGTGTTGCTATCCGCTCTCAAATAACGATTTATATCTCCTGACGCATTATTAGACATGTCTGCCGAAACAACAATATAATCAGAAAGAATATAGGTATTGCTACTAACAACACTAACAGTATCTGCATCAACTGTTATTGTTGGTATATTTGTATACTGGTAGTAGTCATACACATAATCATCAACGGTTAATTCGTCCTCGTCGCATGTTATAAATGTTTCAGAAACAATTGTATCTAGTGTAATAGGATCAGTGTTTGCCTCATATTGTTCGTCAGGAACTAACTGTAGAAGAGACTGATTCAAGTCTGTTTTTAAATACTTACCAAACAATTCGGAGCCAGCCGAATGGAAGGTGTTATATAAAATGTCTCTATATTCAGATATAACTCTAGCAGTTCTTACTTCATATGAATAATCTTGATAATAATAACTGTCCTGGATGTATTTATCAGAATCTAAGAAACTTCTTGTTGTCGCCCAATAACCTCTAGCTATACCAGAACCTGTTTTTTGGACTGTACCTGAAATTTCAATCTGAGTGTTAAACTCTGAAATTTGCGCTCTAAGGAATGCACCCTTACCATTAATGGTCTGAACAAATATATCTGGAGCTTGTTCGTATCCAGAACCACCATAAGTTATAACAACGTCATTAATAACTCCATTGGCCCCTGTAAGGATATATCCTACTGCAGGAGAACTAGGATTTCCTCCAGCAAAAACTAATTTTTCGTTATTAGAATACCCTGAGCCACCGGAAACAATTGTAACTGTGTCTGAGACAGAACCATACAAATATGCAACTATTTCTTCTCCGTCTACATAACCGATTCCAGAATCTAGAATTTTGACTGACGTGATTGTATTATTTCCAGAACTAGGAATAGCTGAAATAAATTCGTTTTTACCATTAATACCTTCTTCTGAAACCATAGGAGATTCGTAAGAGGCAAAACTTGCAGGGACAATAACAGAAGTCATAGAGTAAAAAGCATTAGCATTAGATGTGTAAGTTGTTGGCCCGTATAATAACAATAAAGAGTTGTTTACAACTTGTCTTATCATTTGAGTTTCACCAGTATTGGCATCAGCGCTATTTGCCTGAAGGTATACTGCATCATTATTAGCCAAAAATGTTGTGAATTGGGTTCCTGTACCTGTTACAGCGCATGCAAACGAGGCTTCTAAATTAGCACCAACACCTGATGTTGTGGTAACAGTAACATTAGGGGTTTGTGTTATAAAATTCGAACCTCTGTCTGTTATAGTAAAAGACAAATCACCACCAGAACTATTAGTCGTAATAGTAGCTGTTGCGGGCGTGCCAAAAGGATATCGAGTTAATGCTACATGACTGTTGTTAACAAAATTTATGTAATAATTTCTATTACCTGTTAAACCACCTACTGCCGTTCCACCCTCAGGAACGTAATATAAAACTTCGTTACTAACAGCAAAAAAAGTATCAGCATCGTAAAAATAAATTGTATCATTAGTGTTACTAACATTTAAACTATTAGCATAAAATTCAGCAGTATAATTGTTAGAAGTCAGTATAAGGGCATGAGTCTCTCCTGGACTGACTGTTCTGTTATCTGTTATATTGACATTGGATCTTTGATTCAAAACGGTAACAACTTCGCCGTTTGAATATAAAGTAGATGTTAAACTATTATCTCTAATATTATACAGTTTCAAACTTTGAGGAGAATATTCAACATTACCAGCTAATGGTATAGATTTAATTAAAGATCTTGTAAATGTATTAGCAGGTAATGTATAATTATTACCAACTCTGATACCTCTTAAAGAAAGTATTCTACCAAACACATTAGTTTGATATGTTAAAGTGTCTTCTAAAGTTTCATAAAGATTGCCTGGAGAGTTACCTGGAAACTCATAATTTAAATCGTCTAATGTAGTTGAAATAAACCCTGCTATAATATCAGTATTATAAGTTAAAGATCTTTTTGCATATAAAGATCTTATCTTGTAACTTCCACCAAACCCTGTTTTGTCATAAGGATTGTTGTATACAAAAGTAAGAGCATTAGCTGTATAACCAAAACCGCTTTTTTGAACTTTAAAATTCAAAACCCCTGTTGATTTTGCAACCTCAAAAACTTTTAATAATCCCTCTTTACCATAAGAAATAATTTCATCAGTAAATGGGCTTTTATGAGCAATCTTAACAACATCGCCAATTCTAAAATCCTGGCCGCCACTAGCAATAACTAACGAATTTAGAGAACCTAAATTGACAGGAGTTTCGTATGAAATATTTTCGTTATCGATATCGCTTATAAGAAGTAAAGGCTCTCCGACGCTAAAATCTGCGCCATTAGGTAAAATGTTTTTAATATAAACAATGTTAACTATGTCGTTATTGTATGCTTTTTGAATGTAACTTTCAACAGTAGCAGATGTTCCTGATATTTTACCAATAATTGTTTTACCAACAAAATCACCAATAACAGGAGTATCAGTGATTTCCAAATATTTTGGTCTTATCCAGTTGCCATCAGAAACTCTTAATACATCATTACCTGGTAGATAAATTTCTACATCTTCATTATAGATTAATCTAAACAAAAGTCTATAACATTGTATAGCGCCTTTTGAACGATAAACATCTAGAATGTGTTTTAGAAGAAATCTCTTATTAGATATGATATTGAAAGGAATACCGTAAAGATATTTTTTCTGGAAAAATTCCAAGAATTTTTCTAAAGTGTTATCAATGTCTCTATAATCAAATAGAGATCTAGCCTCTCTTAGAGGGTTTCCTGTTTCTTCTAACCATTCATAATATGCTTTAACGAATAGAATAAAATTCGGGCCATCTTCCTCGTAAAAACGAGGAAATTGGCTTTCAACGAAATTAGAAATATATTTTTCTGTTAAAAATTCCATTATCTTTTAGCTTCGATTACTTTTATGTCTACGTCTGTAGGATCTATGATAATGATATTATTCAATTTAGCATAAACGTCAGAATCTTTATTATTTAAATATATTGAAATATAGTTTGCGTAATAATTAATAAGTATATTATTCAATTCGAAAGATCCAACATCATAATTTATAGTTCCTACTATAGTTAATGGTATAATTGATTTATTGGATCCAAATGTATATACTTTTATATTACCTTGCCCATCATCAGCAAAATAGCTGCTTTCATATAATTTTCCACCGTAATTATACACAAACTTTGAAGAAATTAACGAGGCATGTTCAAAGTGAGTTTCATAGTTATTTAAATACAACTCTGTATGAGGCACTCCAACGTCAATTGTTGGAGTCTCATAAAACAAAGGATTACCAGTTTCAAACTTATAAGAAGTATCTCTGTTAAAAAGAGGATTAATTCTTTTAATAAACCTAATATGAGTTTGATTGCTTATAATAGTGGTTTCTGAATTGTCAATATCTGTAGTAATCTGACTATATCTTAAATCATTATTAAATTTTTCTAGAGTTTCAGAACTGTGTTTTAAAATTGTATTTAAAACTATATTCTTAATTTCTGAAAAAGATTTATTACTTGAGTATATGTCCTGTTGTACAACAGTATCTAATTTTATATAGATGTATTCTGGGTCAGATATGATAATTCTATTTGGTAAAGATATATACTCTAAAAGAAAATTAGATATTCTATTTTTTAAATATTCTGGAGTTATTGTCCCGATTACTGGTTTTAAACAGAGAATTACTCTTCCATATAGTTTTGGTTGAACTTCTTGACCACCATAAACAGTAACGTCAGAAATTTCTCCACCAAAATTATTTAAAACTAGTGCTGCGTAATCGTCAGATGAAACTGCTCTTTGTTGTGTTGCAAAATATCTTGGAGCAGAAAATTTTACAGAAGATAACGATTCTTGATTTGCGCCGGATCCAGAAGCTGAAACTGTTATTACTTCTGAAGAATCAGCTATACCCCCATTTACTGGCCCTAAATCGTCAGTAAGAGTAAAACTTTCAACTTCGTTACCATCAGATCCATTAGTAACGATATAATCAACATAAATTGTTGAATTATTCTTTGGTTTTCTTCCAAAGAAACCATCACCAAAAACGACTTCATATTTGTTACTTTCAGAGCCTTGTAAAAAGAAAACTTTCGAAGTATTATTTAAACCAAAAAGAGTTTCTGAAAACGTAAAATCTAGAGGGTTGACAAAATCATTATTTTCTATAACTTGAACCGATACGCTATTAACATCAATATTTTGATTTGATAACACAAATTTTTGATCTTCTATATCATTATCTACAACAAACGAATCTCTGAAGTAAGATCCTTCGTATATTTGTAGATTATCTACTGCATATACAGAGTTACTTGACGTATATGTGTTTATCTCGTTTGTTACGAAAGAAAAAGTTCCTTTAGAATTAGTTCCAAAAAATCTTGTTCCTTTTGGAACAGTAAATCCCCCTTCAATTCCAGAAGTTTCAACCGTAAAAGAAACGTTGGCGACAGAAGAATGAGAACTTCTAGGAAGATAATTTAGTTCTTTAGCATGAGATACAACAGAATCATATTTCTGTGCTGAATCTAAAAACATTTCAGAGGCGACCATATTCAGGTAAAAAGAGTTCAAATATGAATTATACGCCATAACATCCAACAATACCGACATGTTGGAACCATCGAAATTATAATCTTTAAGGACTGACTGTGTCTTTAAGAATTCTTTGAAGTTGCCTTTTAAGGTATCAAAATCTAGAGAACTTAAATTTAATGAACTATTAGCTGCCATTTATCGAACTCTTTTTAGTAAAATGTTTAGAGTTATAGGTTCTGGGTTGTTTATCAGATTATATTTAATAACTATATTTATAGAGTTTTCATTAAGGCCATCTGGCTCCGCCATTACCTCTATTATTTGAGCTCTAGGTTCATTATATTTTACTGTATTTCTTATAAATTGATCAACTAAATCTAAATTTTCAGAAAGGTTGTGTTCGAACAATAAATTGTATATATCTGATCCTATGTTTGGTTGAAACAACCTTTCCCCTAAACTTGTTTTGATGAGATTTCGTAAAGATTGATTCACAGCATTTTCATTAACTACTCTACCAATTTGGTCCCCATATGGTGTTTTATCCATATCGTTTAAAAAATCAGAAAAGAATTCTTTCTGTTTTAGGGTGCCAGTTAATGTGTCTGCTCTTGTAATTGCCATTTATTTTCTCTTATGGTACTGTGAATGGAGGAGAAGAAG